GGAAGGATACGCACTCGGACTCGACATGCATGGAACAGACCCAACAGCACTCATGATTCATTTACAACAGAAAGGAACCAAGTACTTGCCAGAAGATTTTGGTGAATGGGATGGAAATGTGAAAGCAAGCGACATCCACGACAAGTACGAAGTTGACAACCAATTCATGACGTTCCACGAAGAAGACAACGACAACAACATTCGACGAGAGTGGTCAGTGTGGAGCGTGACCGATCGCATACATATCATTGAAGATACCGTTTACAGAGTGTTTCAAGGAGAACCCTCAGGCCGAGGCTGCACATCCGATACTAATTCCGGAGTACATGATATTCTGAATTACGCCAACTGGATTGAGCTAATGATCGCTGGAGGCAAACCTGAAGACGCAAACTGTGAAGCAAAAGACCGCGAAACTGCAGAAGCCGTATGCGGAGATGATGGAGGAGGAACAGTGAGTGACGCATACGCCCCAATTTACAACATGTTCAATCGCACCAAAATTTTCACTCACTACGGCTACAATTGCACAGCACCAACAAAAGACGGGACAACTACGGCGCCATACGTAGATGTCCAAGACTTCTCTTTTCTCAAATGTACATTTAGAAGAGATGAGTTTTATTACGGCATATGGCACATGGAAATGGCACCGAAAGTCATTCGAGAATTGACGAACTGGGTCACCATCAATGGAGACCCACATGAGTTATTTTATGACAATCTTGAGGATGCCTTACGATTCGCACACGGACACGGACCCAATTTCTACAAACAATTCCAAACAGAAGTGAATACTGTTTTAAAACAAAATTCACAACCTCAAATTACAACATCGTATGAATCACTACGAAGCGAGTTTCTCGCTAAGTTTGACAAATGCGAATGAGGTTGAGTTGACGAACACACCCCTAATTTTATCTTCATCGACAAATCATTAACCCGACCGACTCTTTATTTTAATCGATTTCCCCTTATTTACTATTTATATAGTCGAAATTTGTTCTCTAAAGGATGCAGTAACCTGAATATTTCTCAACCAAGATTCAGCGCCGAAGCTCCCCTTGTCATGACAACATTTTTCTTAATTAATAATCTGACTTCTATTCTTCTAACGTTTTAACCGCCATTACTATTATATGATAGAGCACCCAACTTACTTGAAAGAACCCATTGGCATTGGTTCTACCCCCCCCGGTATTTCATTTAATTTTAAGGGAAAAGTTAGCTCCATCTGCATTGACAGCTGCACCGGAAGTGGAATTGTTTTCGATGACGTCGTCAGCTCTGTTGATGTTGTAAACTCCAAGAAAGTTCAACTTCAAGCAAACGGAAATCTCCACGTAATTGCCATTGACAAGTCCGCTGGTGCCACCATCTACCTCCAAACCCCTGCTTCTCAAAAGGCGGAAATCGCCACTTCTCTTGCCACCGAAGTCAACATTGTTGTTCCTGGAGCCACTGAAGAATCTGACTCAATTGAACACGCTGTTCCTGCTCAATTCGTTTCCAAGTTTGTCAATGGCAAGTTTGTTACTGCCGCTGTTGAGCATGTTTAAAAAATTTAAATGAATATGATGTATTCGATCAATGTTTTTTATTGGGAAAAATTCGAGAAATAGATTTGACCTCCGGTGTGGAG